TACAAGCACCGCCTGTAAGAATCCATTAACGGCCATAATGGCCATCACGGCGCCTTTGGGAAGCCATTTCATGGATCCGAGGTTACCGGTATAGATGTTCCAACCGGCTATCCTGCGTATACAGGTCTTCTCGTTCCAAACACCCTCTTTTGATTCGGTAGGTGTCTTTTCTTCGAAATACATAGCTTTCTTTTTTTTGGTTAGTATTACTTTTTACTTTCGCCCATTGCGTGCAACTGCTCAACAAAATCATCCGTAGAGTTCAGCCCTGTCCCGCTGGCCGGCGGTCCGGAGAATTCTCCCGTACGGGCAAGATCCTGTTTAAGTACTGCGTAATCGGCTTCGATTTGTGTGGCTACCGTCTCCAGATCCTCCTCTTTTGACAGGGAGTATTTGTTACGGAACACCTCCGGAATTGATTTAAGCTTCTCATGGCCTTTGAGAAGGCCGGACAGGCGTGATTTTTCGTCCTTTTCCCGGTACGGGGCCAGGGCGGCAGCCACGCTGTCATCAATCAACTTTTGAACGCTCTCCGGTGTGAGCGCATTAGCAGGTGAGTTTTCAGGTTTTTTGCCTTCTTCCTCGATTTTTTGCCCGTCTTTTAACCCGTGCTTTTTCTCGTAGTTCGAAACGGCCGTCTGTGTGGCCTCGGTAGCACGGCTGTCTCCGTAGGACTCGAGAAGTTGTTGGAATGTTACCCCCTCAACAGCGGTTGCAACATCTTCCGCTTTTGTGACAGTCTTGGCCAGCTTGGCGGCCACCCTGCCGATAATTTTGTCGTCAACCCCAGCGAATTTGGTTTTGAGCGCATCAGTAATTTGCTGAATCATTTTCGTATACTTTTTTGGCTTTTTATGATACCGACAAAAGTATTTTTTAAAAATCCGCTCAACGAACGTTCGTGCACCTCTTATGCACCAGAATTGCACCTCTTATGCACCTTTGAAAAATCCGGAAGGTATTTTAATGAAAAACAGGCATTTGTTATATTCAGAAAATCATTTATATTTGTATCGTCTCAGCGGACGTTAAATGCGCGGAGAGGTCGGGGGCAACCCTGCCACTCCCCCCCAAGAGGAAATACTTAACGGTGTTTCCTCTTGATGTTTCTAAGGGTTTCCGCTTTTTAATGCTTTGTCTTAAAGTCAAAATATTGTTCATTGTCCCGAATGAAATAAGCTGCCTTTCCACGCTCCCGGGCTGCATCAATACGGGACTGGTTCTTTTCAACCCATTTCTTGAAATTCTCCGGAACATCTTTGACCTCATTAACACTCCGGACCTTGAGTTCTTTTCCTTCCAGTAAAGCCGCTGTTTCCCGGTTAAGCTCCTCTACCGTCTTCACGATATATGTGACATAGCAGCGGCAGTGAGGGTGCCAGCCAAGAAACTTGAATGTCTTAGGGTATTTACCCTTGAGCTCATCACATATATCTTCAACAGGATGGTTGTTTGATAGATGGATCTCTATCCCTACAATAAAGTCCTGGTCCTGAATCCGCAGGTAGTCCGCCAGCCTGTACGACATATTGTTCTCCGTCCGGGTAAGCCGCTGGGCATTCCTGACGCTGGATCGATATACGCCCGAGCCCGGATGGAACGCCTCAGCGGCCTTGGAAAGGCGAAGGTTGCCGTATTTATCCCGGACCCTTCTGAATAACCGGTCCGGCTCTACCAGGTACTGCTTAAGATCCCGGGCCATGGAGGCGGCTGACTTACCATCCCCGAGACCCAGCTCAATCCCCAGCTCTACCTCTGTTTTGAATTGACTGGTATATTTCCATACCTGATCCGAAAGCCTCAGACCGTTTGCCTTTCTGGCTAAGAACGCATCCCGGGCCGCATGATGGTTGGTATAATATTGTGCTGCCTGCTGGGCGGTAAGTTTATTGTAATATTCCCCAAATAGAAGCTGGGTGAGGTAGCTGTTCCGGTTATTGGCCAGCGTCCAGGAAGATTTCACCCCATCGACAATAACGGCCTCAACGTTATTGGCCAAATCCTTCAGCAGCTCTGTGATCTTCTTTTTGGCCTGAGGATAATCGTCAAAAGAAAAAGGACGGTCAGGATTATAGTTATAGATGCTATGGCCTATGGCAGCCGCTTCTTCTGCCGCCTGGTTATAGATCTCCTCTATTTTGGCTGCATAGCGGTTGACTTCCCGTTGGTGTCGCTTTTCCCATTTATCCTGCATCACGAAGGTTCTTACTATTCAGCCGGTTCTATGGCATCTGTAGTCCTTTCTTTTATGATCTGGGCAAGGGTCTCATCCGCATTGCCGCTCCAGCCCAGACGCTCGATGCCTTCTTTTCTGGAGGCAATACCGGCACTGACCGCCGTACAGATCATCTCTATTTCTTCCTTTTCATTTTTCGGCAGATAAGGAGTGAAAACAGGCTCGATCCTGATGGTGTTGGCAATGTTCTCCGGAACGGCTCCGGTGTCAACCTTCAAAGAAGTGGCAATCCCGTTGCAGATCAAATTACACCGGCGGGTGAACATCTCCCCGAAGAGCTCTTCCTTGGTGGAGACTTTCATGTGGGCATCGGTAAACATTAATCGGATGGCCACTCCGGAGGTGTTGTTTGAGATATCTTTCATGACATCGAAAGAGATATCCGGCGTCTGGGTATATCCAAAGACTATGGCAAAGAGGCTGGCCAGCTCATCCTTGACAGATGTGGGGGAATTGTCCCAGGAGAGCACCTTCATGTCCGTATTCTCATCCGCTCCCTGGTACACCTTCCCCTGCTCCCCTTTTTCGGCAAAGCCCTTCAGAGCGCCCTTAAAAAAGTAAGAAGGAGATCCGAAGTAATCGTTAGTATCTCCCCAGTTCGAGAGGAGGGTTTCAATCCGGTTCCAGGCAGAGTTCACATCGTACCACTCAGGAAGACCCTGCTGGTAATATATGACAGGACATTTGGTGAAGCCGTGAAGCTTTGGCGTTTCCGCTTCTTTCAGCGCTCCTCCGTCAAGATAATACCGGTAGACGTATTTTGAGTCATAGACATCAAAACAGGTCTTTTTGTTATTGTCCTCATCAAGGACGGTGTACTTACGTGAGAAGCCGTCCATACGGCCGTACTTATCCCGGTGTGGGTAGAGCGTATCTCCCAGAAGCGGCGAAAGAAGCTTCACCTTCATTTCTTTGGGTTTCCCCAGCTCATCAAGAGTAAAATACCAGAGCTCTGCGGCTTCACATTCAGTGAAGACCCTGCGGGAAAGCTTGCGGTCAAAATAACGCATTTTGTTATCGTGCATTATGTTTTCCATCGCATCAAACAGAGCCTGGTATTTCTTTTTATCCTTTTCCCGGTTCTTTAGTGCATACTGGACCGGGATCCCGAAGGTGAACCCCACGGTGCGCTCAACAATGATTTTAGGGATAGGAACAGCAACCCGGCAGACTTCTATCTTCACTTCCTTAAAGATCTTTTCACCGGATGTTTCGTCTATGCGTCCCGTGTCGACCTTTACCACTTTCTTCTTTCGCTTCCTGGGGTCCATTACATCATGCTGCATGGGATCAAGAGCGGCGACCACCTCATCGATCGGGACCGCCTGGGGTGGCTTATTCGTTGTCAGCTTCTGATATATTTTCTCAGGATCCTTAAGTTGAATGATTTCTTTTATGTCCATTGCCATGTTGTTTATATGATGTTTGCCAGCTCCTGGGCACTGATACCCTGGTCGCTGTTCAGATGATAGTCTACTGCATAGAAAAGAAGGTCCACGTATTCGTCATGTTCCTTAGCCGGGAACCCGCAGATCTCTTCGATAAATTCTTCATTCCAGGGGCCGTCGACCAGGATGACACGTCCGCACTCGACCTTGGGAGAAGCCGCATTCAGCCGTGTTTCTTTGCTGTCTACCGGTGACGGGGTACAGGTAATGTTCAACCGGGTGCTTTCTTTCAATTGATCCACCACGGAGAGACCGTTCGCCTTCGGTTCAATCCGGATCGTACTCTGGGCGGTGTACCCATGCTCTCTCACGTAGGTTGGAAGGAATCGGATCAGCTCCGGGAATTTATACCGTACCTTTTTCGCACAAAGGATATACAGATCATTGCGGACCTTGCAGGTCCCGATGATCCCGGTCGGGTCATTCTCCTTTTTCTCAGTATATGCGGTATCGGCAAAGAAGGTCACCGGGATGCCCGCTTTCAGCCGCATGAAATCGGCATATGAGATACGCCGGAACCATTCCCTCTTTACTATGTTCCCGCCATCGGCTACCGGGTTCTGGTCATACTGCCCCGAGTAGCCCCGGGATCCCAGGTCAATAAGCTGCTCGTCCAGGATCTTCCGGGATAAGCGGACAGGATCCAACAGGCCGTTGATATAGTTCTTTCTAATCTCAGCAGGAGATACCAGAGAGGACAACTCCGCAGGAAGGCAGATATGCCGTATTTTCTCCGCTTTCTTGGCTAGAAGATAACCCGTGACATCATTCTCATGCAGCCTTTGCATGATGGTTATTATAGGCGTATTGGCCTTGTCTACCTTACGGGAAGCAAGGGTTGTGGTGTGGTCATTGGCCGCTTTACGTTCCACTTCCGAGGCGGCCTGCCCGGGATTCAACGGGTCGTCATTGATGATCAGATGGCCGTGGATCCCGGTGATCATCCCGCCGGTAGAGGTAGCATACCGGGCGCCTCCACTGGTGTTCTCATAAGAGGATTTGGCCGCTTTATCACGCCTTATGAGAATATGAGGAAACAGACTCCGGTACTTGTCCGACATGATAATATCCCGGCTTTTGGTGGCATGCTCTATGGCCAATGCAGCCGAATATGAGTTGGTAATTACCCGGATCGTGGGATCCTGCGTCCAGATCCAGGCAGGGAACATCACCGTAGCTATGGTCGATTTTGTTGTACCTGGGGGTATATTTATGATCAGATCATAGGGCTTTGCCTCCCGGCGAACGATATACCCGGCCAGCGTCTGCAGCTCCTCGCACAGGTATTTGATATGCCAGTTCCACACCGGCTTCTCCGGGATGATCACATCCCAAAAGAACTGCACAAACTCATAGAATGAGTCCGTACACATCTGCCGGGCTTTGGCCTCTGCCAGAAGCCGACATAACCTGAAATCCAACTCACGACATCTTTCCATCTTTAAGCATGTTATATAGTTCGTTTTTCTCGTTTTCCGGGATGCTATCCAGAGCCTTGTTAATTAGTTCGATAGACATCTGATCTTTTCCTGTGTATTCGAATTTCTCCGGGGCATCATAGCCCAACATCTTGCAGATCCGCTCGATGGTCCAGCTCTTGCCGTGAAGCTTCAATTCAATACCCTTTTTCCCCCTCTTGATACTCTCAATAGCTTTGATCTGTCGTTGGGTGAGCTGATTAAAAGGCTTGAATTTTATACTCTTGCCGTTGAATTCAAGGTAATCTGTTATCTGGGCGTCGATGATGCATTCCAACTCAAAAAGGATCCTTTCTTTTGTCAGGTCACTTTTGAGTTGGAGCCGCTCTTGTAACTCCTTTATCCTCGCCGTAATCTCACCCTTCTTCAACAGCTCATATGCTTTATTATTGACCGTTTCGTCTTTCATGTTTTCACAGGAGTAGGCAAAGCGATACGCCTCGGATGCATTCCCGCATTCGAGGTATTTGTTTATGAACTTCTGCTGTTTAACGGTCAGTTTTTGCTCCATAATTCGCCTTTCGGCAAATTTTGCAAGCAATTACAAGATAGACGGTACGTTCGTGCACCAGATATGCACCAGATATGCACCTCTGACCTATTCCGTTAGAAAAGACATTACCTGGGCTACCATTCGCCGGATCTTTAGGTACATGTTATCCCCTGTGGAAGCCAGATCGTCTGCACGTCCTTTGCTTCTAATGGCGACGGTACGGTCCCGGTTGATCATCCGGCCTATTTCACGGAAGGTATAGCCGCCTGAACGTAGGACATCTACTATTGCCAGGCGGAGAAACACCAGCTCGGTACTTCTCCGGGATCCGTAGATATCCGAAATGGTAAACCCACTGCTTTCCGCTACCTGTTGAATGGCCGATTCAATGCGTTGTGTTGTTTCCTCCATATCAGTTTATTTCCCCGGTGAGACAGGGCAAATTTACAAAATATGTAACAATTACAGGCATGTAAGATAAGAAAATAAAAACCAGCAGGATAGCTCTGGCATCTGCTATACAAAAAAAGTGAAAAAGGAAGCCCCTATATAGGGACTATAATATTTCCGTAATTATTTATATTACAAGCGAATATAGATTTGGTAAATTTTGCACATTAGTGATTAATCTTCTCAATACGGCCTGCAGACAAAAATTTATAAATATCGGTATAAAATGAAAAAGAAATGGGTTACACTATATGACTGTCATACATCGTCATATAGTGTCATATTTTATGCATAAAAACAGAAAAAATATCGCTCTTAGATGTTGATTGAAAACAAATTATACTTACATTTGAAATGTATCTTTTTATGTGTCCAATAACGTACCTTCTTACGTTTCCACACGATCCTTCCTGAATCCATAATTGAGTCCAAAATTCTTTAGTCCAATTTGTTTAGCTAATATTTTAGCTTGTGCTCGCAACTCAATCTAATATATGCTAACTAATATTTATAATAATTTATTAATCTGATTTTTATGATGCGTAATATATAGGTATTCAAAGAACAAGCAAAATAACCTTTAATAATTAACAAATATAAATATGAAAAAGATTATTGCCTTATTATCTATATTCCTCGTTTCATATGCTTGTACAAATACCACATCCGAAAACGAGGTAAAATTAATTGAAAGACAACGTGTTTTTAATGAATGTATGTCTGTTGCACATCATCACAGTGATCTGGTACGTACGTTCCGTGAAAAAGCTTCGCCAGAAATATTTAATCCTGATCATAAGACAACTCGTGATGAAATAATGAAAGAAATGGATAGGATAAGTATATCCTATCTTATTGATAATGAAATCGAGTTTAATGAAAATGATTTTCTTGCTCTTTCTCATAAGGTATTACAGTTTGATATTAAGACCAAGAACGATCAAGGGAATCAACTGCTCTACGATTTATTAGATGATTTACCAAATGCTGTTGATTCCAATAATTATGATCAGCTGGAGGAAGAAATAATAGATTTATTATTTTCAGACAAATACATGAACTCTACTGATGAAGAATTTTATGCTCTTTCATTAGTTTCTGCGACATTTATTGATTCTGCAAATTATTGGAAAGATAATTTATCAGAATGGACAGAATCTGATAATGTTCTAGTTAATACCAAAAATTTTTGGGACTCCCTTATAGATGCAGCACTTCAGGTAGCATATGCCGATGCTTGTGGTGCTGTTGGGGCATTATATCTTGCACTAATTATTCCTCCGCTTGCGCCCGAGATTATTCTTGGCGCTGCCGCAATAGCTTCTATAATGTATTGTGTTGAACAAGCTTTCTAAACAATTTAATCTCATGAAGAAATTAAAATATAATTTAATTTTTTTTGTTTTTTATTCAGGCTTCATAACAATGAGAATATTCTTATTTAATGCTCCCGACTGGCTTGATGTTACTTATTCTGTTACAACTTCGCTTTTCATACTCTTGATGTATTATCTATTTGATCTAAGAAAAGAAAGAAAAATAAAGAAAACCCAGCCTTAATTTGTATGAGATATAATGTCTGCTTTCATGTGCAACAAATAGATTCCCCGGATTAGGCACACCTGGTCCGGGGAATATTTACAACAACACCTTTCTTTTTTCGACTGGAATAATACGTGCGCTTTTATTGATAGCTAATGGTAATGTATAAATATTGACCTTTGCGGCTTCAATAAACTCATCTTTGGTATAAGAAAGATCTTTATAATAGACATTTATAACCTTGTTTAACAACTTTGGAGTCTCAAAACTAACGATAATTCGTTCATTCCGTCTTTCTCCATACTTACTAAGTTGAACCATAATTGATGTATATCTTTCTTTACTAATGATATGGTCATCTTTAAGTTTGTAAACTATGGCTTGTTTGGATGTTTTCCAATATGCTTTTAAAATATCTAGTTGATTATAGCTCAAATATAGAGGAACATCCTTTTTAAGCTCATTTTCAGGCATAAGGAATTCCCCAGCAAAGATATCTGCCTCACGTTCTATCTCTCTTTCCTCAAAAATCCCTATATATGGAATATGTAGAACAATATGCCCCAGTTCGTGAGCTAAAGTATATCTTTTTCTATCATTTGGCATATTGTCATTAATAAAAATAATCGTTTGTCCATCTTTACTAACCACTGTTCGGCCCATAAACTTATCCTCAATCGAATCAAGCTCAATAGTCATTATGCCATTTC